CCCGTCTCCTGCAAATCGGGGCCCCAACGACCCTCTTCCCCTTTCTACAGGCTCGGACGCAATCCTCTGCTCATCTATTATATCAGGACCTCCTGTGCCTTCACCCACTGCCATAGATGTCCAGACTGGCCCTACCCAGGCCCGCCGTCGTCCAGTGCTGGTCCTTAAGCCTGGTCAGAGACTTTTGCTCTATGCCTTCCCTGCCTCTGGAAAAACCACCTGGCTCAAGACCCTAGACGGTTTCACCACAGATGATACAGACTTTTCAATCCCTGCCCGCTCCTGGCCCCCTGGCCATTTTAAGGCTGATGTTGTTGTTACAAATTACCATGACAAGAAAGCCCTAGATTATTTCCGTGGCGAAGGTTTTTTGCTGAGAGCTGTTTACATATCTGACGAACGCTGGCTCCCTCGCTTCCGTGCCAAACTCGGTGGGGACCTAGACCCGAGCTTGCCCTGGCTTGAGTGGCGTAAAAAGGCAAATAAGGCTTACATCCGCACCCAGGTGGGCATTGTCTACTCTGACTTCCCCGTCTTGCAGAGGGACACAGGCTTAAAGGAGGCCGTAGCAGACGTGGCCGATGCGCTCCAGGGCCTGATTAGAGCCACTAGGAATTTGCCCCCTCCTAACACCACCCCACCAGAGACCCCCTCCGTGCCAGTCCTCCCCGTCCCACAGCTCCCTCCTCCCCCTTTTACCGTTATAGAGCTATCAAGAGACTTCCTTGCCAACGGCCATGAAGCCCGGGTTAAGGTCGCTCAGCAGCAACTTAACGGTGACTGGGCGGAACCTATGGTTCTCTGGGCTATCTATGTCCTTTACCAGGCTCCTCTTAGCTGGGTTGAGATGGGCGCGAGGAGGGTGATATATGTGGTTGATGACATACGTAGTGGCCCGATCTTCGTTTACCAGGAGCACGCCTATACGGGTGATCTTACGGCTCCCCCCATAGACCTAGACCACCTCGCCCTCCCTGCCTACCAGACCCACCTTGTATCCGCCCCGGCTGATGGCAGCTGTGTCTACCATGCAGCCCGGACCTACTACCCCCGCCTACCCTCTGTCCCCGTGCTGAGAGAAGCTGTTGCTACCTTCCTAGCAGGCCGTCCCCGTTCTGGGGGAGACCGCCTCTCAGCCGTCAATGCCGCTAGAGAGTTACGGGCCTACTGGGCTGAAGACGAAAAGAAAACAAGGGCGGACACCCGTTACCGGTGGCGTATGATTATGGTTTTGACTAATAAACCAGATGCCCGCCAGCAAGGCATCTATTACAACCAAGATGAGGTTGTCATACTCGAGAGGCACAAGCACCCTGAACACGGCCGTTTCATCTACCGCCCTCTTCTTCACGATACCTCAGGCGATTATGATGCTTTCTATGATGGTGAGTTTTTCTTGAAAGGGAAGGAAGTCCCCGGTGGTTACACCGTCGCCTCAGAGAAACCTTACCTCATGGTAGGGCGGCAACTTCGCCTTTTTCAAGCCCCCCGACTCCTGGCTGCCATAGCTGACCTCCCTGATATCCCGCAGCCTCCTATTTATGCTCACATCGGGGTCCCAGGCGCCGGGAAGACCTATAAGATTATCCATGGTTGTGAAGACGGAGACCTTATCCTCGCCGGCTGTCGTAAATCCATAGAAGACGCCGTGGCCGAACTACATGCCACCCGTCCTGGTCTCAATGTTGATGCCCGTACTGCTGATAGTTATCTCATTAATAAACGCACTAAGCATAGGAGGGTCTGGTTAGACGAACGCTATGCCCTCCATGCTGGTTACTTGTCCCTCATAGCAGCCTACACCCAGTGTGAGGAACTTCACACATTTGGGGACCCCAAGCAGATCCCCTGCTATTCCAGAGTCCCTGGCTTCCCTTTTCACTTTAACCATTTGCCAAACACCCATGAGATCTACGAGGCCGTTTCTAAGAGGGTCCCATTAGATGTCGCCCGGATACTTGCCCCTATCTACACCTCCTACGGGGCTATGCGCACCATGAATCCCACCCGCGATTCCGTACATTTCAAGAAGATCGGGAGCATCTTGGAGGTTCCCGTTAGAGACGATGTTCAGTACCTCACTTGGTCTCATGACGACAAGAAGACGATCATAAAGCACAGAGGCTTCTCTAACATAAAAACCATAGGCGAGAGCCAGGGTATTACTAAAAAACATATCGTCGTCATACGCCTGACAACCAAGACTACCAAGTTGTATGAAAAAAAAAGAACAAGCCATCGTTGCCATCAGTAGACATACACGTTCCTTCTCTTACTACAGCACTATTGCCTCCGGGGCCGACGTACTTTACCAGATGCTCACAAGACCCCATAGGGGCCGCCTAGACTCTTTTGCGGCAGATAAGGTTTTTGGGAGTGACTGGGATGACCCAGACTCTAAATGCCCCCCGAGGGCAGGAGGTGCCCCGCTAAGAGTACCGGTTCTAGTCAAACCCCCAGTCTGTTACCGGCCTAACGCTGAGGGGCTTCGGGATCTCTATTACAAGGAAAATCTCCATCTGCCACATAATGCCCGAAGGTATAAATCTCTCACTTGGGCTGATAGACCTACCCCTACTGTTAAGTTCCATAGAGCCCCCGCCCCCCCAGTCTCTGGCCCACTCCAGGCCCTGCAGAAGGCCTATGCTACGGCGATGGAGATGCCAGAGTCTTTCAATGAGAAATACCATAGTTACCTCATAGAGCGGGGTGACTTCTCTACAGACATCCCGAACTCTCGGGTTAGTTTCGGGCGCCACAAGAACACTATCCTCTGCAATGAGCAACTCAATACGTTCTCACGCCTCCGGACCTTACAGCCCTGGCCCCGCCCCTCAACAAGGCGGCAGCTCCTCCTCGCCTTACAAAAGAGAAATTGCAACGTCGGGCGGTACGCAGGCCCCTGTGACCCTTACGAACAGGCTGAGGGCATAGTCGAGGTCTTCTTTGACACCTACTGCCTCCCCACCTGGCGTGTCGACACAGCCACTTATATGGCAAGCCCAGTCGCCATATCTCAGGAAGCAATGGATAACTACTTGATCAGCGCTGATGCCGCCAAATTGAGGGCCCTGAGAGAATCTAGGCTCAAGAGAGACACCCCTGCCCACTTCGGGCTCAGCCTCTCCGATCTCGACCATTACAACGTCATGTTTCGCAAGGAACCCAAAAATCGTCTTGATAAGGATGCACTCGGCGAGTACCAGATCCTCCAGACCGTCATACACCACGACACTAAAGTTAACATTATC